TGATCGCGAAGAACTTATTCTTCAAGAAATAGATGCTGACTTTTCTACAGAGGATGCTTATATCATGCATGCATTAGATGTTGTTAAGAAACTGTATGAAACACCAACCTCGCGCGCGTACAGGGGGATCAAAACAATGCTTGATAGATTGGCAGATTACATGGAAAATACGCCAATTGAGCATGGTAGAGATGGTAATATCAACTCTCTTGTTAATGCTGCAGCTAAGTATCAACAGATTCGTGAAAGCTTTAAAGGTGCATACAGAGATCTTAAAGACGAACAACAATCCTCAGTTCGCGGTGGCCAAAACTTAGCATATGATCAGTAAGAGTGGTGTAAAGTACTATGAGCGTATACCAACCTGGCGTAATGGAAACTGGGAAGTTACAGAATTTGGTAATCGCGAAGAGTTTAAATCTTTTGTACTTGACCGGTTTAAAGAACCAGGTCAGTATGGTTTTAATGAAGACACTGCTATCTTTAACGAACAGGCAACCATATTTAATGAACGCAACTATTTCTGCCAGGCGCCTATTAAAAGCAAAGATTTTGTCAACTACTGGGATGATCAGAAAGTAAAAAACAGAAATGGTATAATCGTTATTTCTGGTGATAAGACATGGTATGTATGCCGTGATTACTACATGTGGCTTAATTTCTTACCTATTTACGATAAGGAAGAGAGCCTGTTTGGTTTTGCAAAAGTTCGCGACGCTCAGTATCATATGGCTCTTTATGAGTTACTAGCAGAGCTTCATTATAAACACAGCGCCATTCTTAAGAAACGTCAAATTGCTAGTTCATACTTTCACTCTGCAAAGCTTATAAATCAGATTTGGTTTGAAGAGGGTGTTACCTTAAAAATGGGTGCTAGTCTTAAAGATTACATCAATGAGAAAGGTACCTGGAAAATGCTAGATGAATATTCTGCTTTCTTAAATGAGCATACTGCATGGTATAGACCATTCAATCCTAGTAAGACATTAATGTGGCAACAGAAGATTGAGGTGCGTAAGGGTAATAGAAAAAGTGAGGTTGGTCTTAAAGGTACTATTCAAGGTATGTCATTTGAGAAAGATCCCACAAATGGTGTAGGTGGCCCATGTAAATACTTCTTTCATGAAGAAGCCGGTATTGCACCAAAGATGAATGATACTTTTGAGTATATAAGACCTGCACTAAAATCTGGTTTTATAACCAGTGGTATGTTTATAGCAGCAGGATCTGTAGGTGATCTTGATCAATGTGAACCTCTCAAAGAGATGATTCTAAAACCAGAGGTAAATGATATTTACGCGGTGGAATCAAACCTTATTGATAAAGATGGTACCCATGGAAAATCTGGATTATTCATACCAGAGCAGTGGTCAATGCCACCCTTTATCGACGACTATGGTAATTCAAAAATTGAAGAAGCCCTTGTAGCATTAGAAGAACAGTTTGCTACATGGAAGAAAGAGTTGCCGGCAGATAAGTATCAATTGCGTATATCACAGCATCCTAGAAATATAGAAGAGGCTTTTGCTTATAGAAAGGAGTCAAAGTTTCCACAACATCTTGTTAATGCGCAAATTAGACGTATTTTAGATAAAGAAATTTCTATTGAATATGTTAATTTGATTCGTGATGAACATGATAAAGTTGTTATTAAAGAAACTCGTAAGCTCCCTATTAATGAATTTCCAGTCCCTAAAAATGCGGTTGATAAAGAGGGCGTCGTGGTTATATACGAGCGCCCTGTTAAGGATCCGTCTTTTGGCATGTACTACGCGTCTATTGACCCTGTGGGAGAAGGAAAAACTACAACGTCAGATTCGTTGTGCTCGATATTTGTGTATAAAGCTCCAACGGAAGTTACAAAGGTTGAAGCAGATACTGTAAACAGTTATGTAGAGGGAGATAAAATTGTTGCATCCTGGTGTGGCCGGTTTGATGATATTAAGCAAACTCATGAGCGCCTGGAAAACATAATTGAATTTTATAATGCCTGGACTCTTGTAGAAAATAACGTTAGCTTGTTTATTCAATACATGATGATGAAGCGTAAGCAAAAGTATTTGGTACCAAAAGATCAGATACTTTTCTTGAAAGAAATTACTTCTAACAAAGCTGTATATGCAGATTATGGTTGGAAGAATACCGGCACCTTATTTAAAAGTCATCTTCTATCTTATGCTATTGAGTATCTGCAAGAAAAGCTAGATGAGGAAATAGATGAAGATGGTAATATTGTACGTACAAAATTTGGTGTTGAACGTATACCTGATATAATGCTGTTGCGCGAAATGCAGGCTTATCGAGATGGTCTTAACGTGGATAGATTAGTTGCTTTTTCTGCCCTGGTAGCATTTGCTAAAATTCAGCAAACAAACCGGGGATATGTAAAGCGTGTAATTAGAGATGACGGTAAATTGGAAAAATCAGATAAATTGAGTAAATTTAATAATAGTCCGTTTAGACACATGGGCAAATCTTTATTGCCAGTAGGTATGAAGAGGAGTCCATTTAAAAACTTTAAATAAGATGCAAATATATAATGCATTACAGCTCAAGAATGGAGCAAAGGCAGATTACAATAGGTTAGGTAGTGTTACCCAACCATTACAATTTATACCTGACAAAGAAAAGACTGATGAGTGGGCAGCATGGAATGTTGACTGGTTAGAATGGAATGGTATAAAGCAACTGCGTCGTAATGCGCGGCGCCTTATGAAGAACTACAAACTAGCAAAGGGTATCATTGATAAGACAGACTATATTGTTAGTGAAAACAATGAGATGTCAGATCTTGTTGAAACTCTTACACAAGAAGACTATAGTGCACTAGAACTTAAGTTCTATCCTATTATCCCAAATGTGATTAATGTTCTTGTATCTGAATTTGCTAAAAGAAATACTAAGATCTCTTTTAAAGCCATTGACGAGTATTCATACAATGAGCTTCTTGAACAAAAGAAGGCCATGGTTGAAGAGGTTTTGATCTCAGATGCTCAAAAGAAAATTACACAGAAGATGATGGAGATGGGTATTTCTCCAGAATCAGAAGAAGGTCAAAAAGAACTATCACCTGAAAAGCTAAGGAGTTTACCAGAAATTGAAGATTACTTTAGAACTAACTATAAGTCACAAGCAGAGCAGTGGGCTACGCACCTTATGCAACATGACATGGAGCGTTTCAAAATTGAAGAGTTAGAAGAACGCGCTTTTCGTGACATGTTAATTACAGATAGAGAGTTCTGGCATTTTCACATGATGGAAGATGACTATGATGTAGAGCTTTGGAATCCAGTTTTAACTTTCTATCACAAGTCACCTGATATTCGTTATATCTCCCAGGGTAACTGGGTAGGTAAAACAGATATGTTATCTGTCTCAGATGTTATTGATAAATATGGTTATTTGATGACTGAGGATGAACTAAAGTCATTAGAAGCTATTTACCCAGTGCGCTCTGCAGGTTATCCTATTCAAGGTTATCAAAATGACGGCACCTATTATGATGCTACCAAATCTCATGAGTGGAATACTAGCATGCCAAGTCTTGCATATCGTCAGTTTACATCTGTATATGACAACTGGATTTATAATGGTGGTGATATTGTAAACTGGATTCTTTCTGAGAGCGAGGATTACTTGGATGTTGGCGTGGCCCACTTACTAAGAGTAACAACTGTATATTGGAAGTCACAAAGACGCGTAGGCCATCTAACTAAAATTGATGAACTAGGAAATGTAGAAACAGGTATTATTGGGGAAGATTATAAAGTGACTCAAAAACCTGTATACGACAATAGTCTTTTCAAAAATAAAAACAAAGACAACCTTGTCTTTGGTGAGCACATAGACTGGATCTGGATTAATGATGTTTGGGGTGGTGTAAAGATTGGTCCCAATCACCCTTCTTTCTGGGGAATGAATAACCCCGGTGGTATTAATCCTATTTACCTAGGTGTACAAAAGAATCGTCCAGGAAGACTACGCTACCAAATGAAAGGTGATACTACCCTGTATGGTTGTAAGCTACCTGTTGAGGGTTCTGTTTTCTCAGATCGTAATACTAGATCAACGTCGCTCGTCGACTTGATGAAACCTTTCCAAATTGGTTATAACATTGTTAATAACCAGATTGCTGATATTCTTGTTGACGAGCTTGGTACAGTAATTTTACTTGATCAAAATACTTTACCTCGCCACTCTGCAGGTGAAGACTGGGGTAAGAATAATCTAGCTAAGGCATATGTAGCAATGAAGAACTTTCAAATGCTACCTTTAGACACTAGTATAACTAATACTGAGAATGCGTTAAACTTTAATCACTTCCAGAAACTAGATCTTTCTCAAACAGAAAGACTAATGTCTAGGATCCAGCTTGCTAATTACTTTAAGATGCAAGCTTTTGAAGTGGTTGGTGTAACACCACAACGTATGGGTCAACAGATTGGTCAACAAACGGCTACTGCTATTGAGCAAGCTGTTGTTGGTTCATATGCTCAAACAGAACAGTACTTTATACAACACTGTGACTATTTAATGCCTCGCGTGCATCAGATGCGCACGGACATTGCACAATACTACTATTCTACTAAACCTTCATCTCGTTTACAATACATCTCTTCTAAAGACGAGATTGTTAACTTCCAGATGAATGGCACTGATCTGTTGTTAAGAGACATTGGTGTATATGCTACAACCAAAGCTAATCATAGAGCTATCTTAGATCAGATTAAACAACTAGCTGTTCAAAACAATACTGCCGGCGCAAGCATATATGATCTTGGCCAAATTATTGAGGCTGAATCTATGGCAGATGTTTCTGGTGTTCTTAAGAAGATTGAAGAGAAAACTAATGCTCAACGTCAAGAGCAGTATCAACAAGAACAGCAACTCGCTCAACAAGCACAACAGGCTAAACAACAAGAAGAGCAGATGAAACAACAATATGAGGCTGCAGAGAAAGAAAAAGATCGTCAAAAAGATATTCTTGTTGCTGAGATTAGAGCTGCCGGCTATGGTTCTATGATGGATCTTAATAAAAACGAGCAATCTGATTATCAGGATGTTATGAAAGAGATTCGTCAAACAGAACAATATCAGCAACAAACATCTCTACAACGTGAAAAGCAAAATGCTGATCAGGCAATTACTAATTCTAAATTAGAAGTTGAGCGTGAAAGAATTAATGCTGATCGTGAGATTGCTGAGAAAGAATTACAAATTGCTAGGGAAAACAAGAACAAGTATGATGTAAAGAAATAGTGCGTGCTATATAATGAACTATTTCTCCCAATTACAACCCTAACGATTTCAACTTTTTAAAGTTTATATAATAAATTTGTCTATATTAATAACATAAACCAACAAACAATGGCAGAAAATAAAAATGAAGAGGTAACACAGGTTACACAAGCAGATGTCAATATTGATGAACTGTTTGCTCTTCCAGGCGCCGAGAACATCATTGTTCAAGGTGAGGAAGAAGAGGATGAAAAAAAACCTAATATCTTTTCGTCTACAGATGTAGACACTTCGTTCCTTGACAATAAACCGCAACCAGCAAAACCTGCTGCAAAGGTTGAAGATTCAAATGATGATGATGAAACTGTAAGTAATCAAAATGCTGAAGAAACTGAAGAAGCATTAAATGAGCTTGATAGTTTAATCTCTCAACAAGAGGATTCTAGTGGTCGTGGTCGTAAAAAAGTTGACAAGAGTGGTCTTGTAGAACTTGCATCAAAAATGATTGAAGAAGGTGTTCTTTTTCCATTTGATGACGACAAGCCTTTAGATGAGTATTCTGCAAAAGACTTTCGTGAGTTATTTGAAGCTAACATGAAAGAAAAAGAAGCAGAGCTTTCTCAAAGAATTCCTCAGCAGATTTTTCAATCTATGCCTGGAGAAATGCAATACCTTATGGATTATATATCTAAAGGTGGAACAGATTTGAAAGGTATGATGCAACAACTGTCTCAAGTTAATGAGGCAATGGAACTTGATCCTTCTGATCCTAATGATCAGGAAGCAATTATTCGTCAGTATCTATCTATAAAAGGTGATATGTCACAAGATGAGATTGAAGACGAGATTGCAACATTTAAAGATATGGATCGTCTTGAGCAAAAAGCTAGTCAGTATAAACCTAAACTAGAGGCTGTTCGAGAAAAAGAAGTTGCCCGTCGCATTGCAGAGCAGGAAAAACAAAAAGAACAACAACAAGCTATTGCAAATGAATTTGTAGATAGTGTATATGGTGTTCTTGAAAAAGGTGAAATCGGTGGTGTAAAGCTTGATCGCAAGACTCAAAATATGCTTTATACTGGATTAGTACAACCTGGATATCCATCTATTAGTGGTAAACCAACTAACTTGTTGGGGCACCTTCTAGAAAAGTATCAGTGGGTTGAACCTAATCATGAGTTAATTGCTGAAGCTCTATGGTTGCTAGCAGATCCTGAAGGGTTTAAAACTAAAATTAAATCTCAAGGTAATCGCGCAGCAACTGAGCAAACTGTGCGCTCCTTAAAAACAGAACAAGCTCGTAGAGTAGGTTCTGCAGTAGTAGAGCGTGAAAGTGATACAGCAACTAATAAATCCAGAAAAACTATACAACGAGCTAACAAAAACATTTTCAAATTTTGACTTTTAACACTTAATAATTAACCCTTAATCAAACAACAAAACATGGCAACTCCAGTTTTAAATAATGGTATATTCCTTCGAGATACCAAGTATGCTGCCAGTTCTCACGTGGATTCTTACCACTTAGTGAACATGTTGAAAGATGCAGAACCTATGGATATGGGCCCCGTTGACCTTTGGGCAATGGCTCAGAAAGTAGAAATGCCTCTTTATCAAATGTCCTCTTTTGGCGGTAAGAATGTTATCCAAGTTGATAACGCTCGCGGTGAGTACAAATGGCAAACCCCAGTAAGCCTTGAGCTTCCTTACATCATTGAAGATATTGAGCCTAACAATGCTACTAAAGGTATTGATGGTCAAACCTTCAAAATTAAATTGAACAAGCGTGAGTTTGGTCATGGTGACATCATCACTTATGACAAATACAACGGCGCTGAATTGTACATTACTGCTGATGATATCCTGCCTGTTGGTGATGGATTTATCTACACTGTGCAGTTGGTGAACAATGACAACTACCGGTTCTTGGACAACAAGTATCTTGCTAATGGTACCCGTGTATTCCGTAAAGGTTCTGCGCGTGGAGAATATGGAGAGCGTTTCTCTGATATTCAAACCGGTGCTGGATATCGTGAGTTCTATAACTACGTAGGTGGTGCTGAAGCTCACGTTCACTATAGCATTTCTTCTCGCGCTGATCTTATGATCAAAGGTGGTATGAATGCTGACGGTACTGTACCTGTAACTGAGATCTGGCGTAACTTTGATAAGCGCATGGATCCTTCTATCACGTCTTTGGAAGACATGGTAAAAACTATGGGTAAAGATGCTGTTAAGCGTGCTATGGAAAATGGAGATTTGTCTCGCACTTTCTTGACCACAATGGAAGCTGCTCACCTGACCAAAATTGCTACTGACATCGAAACCTACTTGATGTGGGGACATGGTGGACGTATCAAACAAGATGGTCCAGATGATTTGCGTTTGTCTGTAGGTCTATGGAAGCAGCTTGATAACTCTTTCAAGCGTGTTTACAACAAGAACAACTTTAACCTTGACTTGTTCCGCTCTGAGATCTTCAACTTCTTCAATGGTAAAGTTGAATTCAAAGGTCCAGATCCACAACGTTCACTAGTTGTACAAACTGGTATGGGTGGTATGCGCATGGTCAACGAGGCTATCAAACAAGAAGCTATCAGCTCTGGTTTGGTGATTCAAGCTGCTGATATCGGTGCTATCACTGGTAAAGGTATGGACTTGAACTTTGGATTTGCGTACACTAGCTATGTGATTCCTTTCTTGGCCAACGTGAAGTTTGTATTGAACCCTGCGTTTGATAACGTATTTACTAACGACATTGAAAACCCAATCATTGATGGTTATCCTTTGTCTTCTTACAGCTTCATCATCTTTGATATCACTGATAACACTAATGACAACATCTTCTTGTTGAAGTTATCTTGGGATAATCAGTTGAAGTGGTTCTACCAAAACGGCACCATGGATTACATGGGACGTTCTCAAGGATTTGCAAGCTCTGGTCAATTCAACGGTTACCGTGTGTATATGACTCAGACTATGCCTGCAATCTGGGTAAAAGACCCTACCAAAGTTTTGAAGATTGTTATGCGTAACCCAATCACTGGCGGCTCATTCTAATCATAAACTTGAGTAACAAATGGGGAGGAGTCAAATCCTCCCCATTTTTACTTACTAAAAAATATAACAATGGAACTGATTAATTTTTCATATTTAGTAGCAAACGAAATCGTTTCTACCACTGTACCTGATAATTCCTTACTATTGTTTGGTAATCCTGATTCTACTCGTGATGATGGTTACAAAACATGGGCTATTGAGTTTACTAGCTTTAAAAATGAGCTTGTTTCTGATTTGTATGATTCTTTCCTAGGAACTAATTCTACTGTTACTCAGCAAACTGCTATTTCAACTGCTGTTACTCTTAATGCTACATCTGGTCGTATCACAACTGTTTCTAGTACTCTAGCAGGTAATACTAATGTTATGTTTACTGTAAATAACAGCGAGGTGACTACTGACAG